GCAATAACTAACATAAATTTTAATAACGTAGACTACGTAAAAGCGTCAGGTAAAAGAATAATAACTTGTAGTAGTAATAGTATAGGTCAAGCGGGTGTATTTAATTATAGGTTTTACCTAGAGGTTACTATAAGCGGAACTGTATACTCTTATACCTTTAGACCTAATAACGATAACTACGGGTTTATAAATATTACTAAAATATTACAAAGTTTTATTAAAGACGTAGGCGACGTACAACAAACTAATACAGTACCTGAACTAGCGCCCCCATCATCAACAACCGCACAATTTAAACAAAATATACATAGTATGCCCCACCGTTTAAGCGTAACGGGTAACGACGATATAACTAGTACAAATTCTGACACATTTAGAGTTACACTAGAATTATTTGACTTTTACGGCGACACCGCCGACGCAGTACCCTACAAGCGTACAAGTGGCTCGCAAAGTGCATATTTATTTGTTATAAGTGGTTACGATACTGAGAGCGATTTAATAAATGTAGATTATAGTAACTATTATTTAGACGGCACTACAAAAAAAATATTAAACAATAACCAAAACTACGACGGAACGAGGTATATTATTAATTGCTCGGCTACTGATTGGGGTACTATATCTATGTTTAAACCGACTACTTTTAATACCCAAGACGTAGAGTACGCGATAGTTAAATACTATAACTATTCAGGCGGTTTTATTGGGTTTGCTAATTTTATAGTAAATACAAGTACTGCGCAAACTGACGGTTTAATAATTACTGCGGGAATGTACCCGCAAAACATAAATAAGTTAGGTAGCGGTTATAATAAACCGTCGGACTATGGTACTAATTTAAACTACTACGACGTATATTTAAGCGACAACATATTTAGTTTAGGTACTCAAAAGAGTGCTATATATAGATTTGTTTTAACGCATGATGACGAGTGCCAGAAGTACGACCGTCAAAGGTTTGCATATATTAACAATTTCGGAGTATGGGAATATATATCTTTTAACGAAATACGCAGAGACAATATAAGTAGCAAGCCAACAAGTATAAAAGGGTCTGTATATAATTATCAAGGAAATTACGCAAACATTACGGCGGGTAATATATACTATAGAGAGTTGGGCTACGTTCCAAGAGTAGCGCACCGAGGCGAGAAAACAGTAGCTACAGACTTTAGCGAAACCTTTACAGTTAATACGGGTTACTTAAATAATAGCGATATAGCTAAAATTCAAGAAATGTTTTTAAGCCATAAGATTAGTTACATAAATACCGACGGGTCAGCTAGAGCCGTTATATTAGAGAACTCTAGTTTAGACGCTATTAATAATACTAACAAACATTACGAGCAAGTAAGCTATACCTTAACCTTTAGATATAGCGTACCAACTTATAACAATATAATATTCTAATATGGCTAGTACTTTAGTGGCAATAGATAGCGACGGTAATAAATTTTACCTCGACGTACTAAAAAACCAACCTATAACGGCGGACTTTAAATTCAAAGATATTACAGACCTTAAAACAAAAGGTAGCCATACTTATAACTTTAGACTACCTAGCACACCTACAAACGATAGCTATTTTTCTACTTATTTTATGACGGGTAGCTATTGCGCTAACGACGGTACTAACGGTAATTTTAACCCTTATTTTAAAGCTGACGCTTATTTAATACAAGATACTATAGAAGTATTTAGCGGTTATTTACAATTAGTAAACGTATTTTTAAGAGACGGTAATAATTACGAATATGAGGTAATTTTATATAGCGCTGACGTTTCATTAATGGATAGCCTTAAAGGGGTTAAAATGAGCGATTTAGATTTTACCGATTACGACCACGCACCTACTACAGATAATATCTACGATAGTTACGCTAGTAATAGTATAGCAAACGGCGACGTCGTATATTCATTTTTTGACTATGGTACGGGTATGGCAACAAGTCAAGCCTCTGAATTTTTTGTACCAAGTACTACGGGTTTTCCTATGCCCCAATATAATAAAATAGATATAAATTTTTTACGACCACAAATTAGACTTAGCGCTTTATTAGATAGAATACTAGAGCATAAAGGGTATACTTATTCTAGCTCGTTTTTTAGTGGTACTTTGGGACGTAAAATATACTGCGATATAAATTATAACGGTGGCGAAAAATTAACAAGTCTTACGCCTGAGAGTTACTATAAAGTAAAAGCTCGTAATACTAGCACCCAATTAATAGAGTACGGTAGTACGGTAAATATATTAAATACACCTACTGAAGATTTAGACTTAAATAGTGATTTCGACCCAACGACTAACGAGTATACTATACCTTTCGGGGGTATATATCAATATACAATAAGGGCGACGCTAAACGGCGAAACGGGTAGTATGGGGTCTAGTAGTCCCGCCAGGTTTGGTATATATTTAAAAACGGGCGCGAATACTTATTTTTTAATAACTTATGCGGGTAACCAATTTAATATAGGCTCAGGTACTACGCAAACTTGTACGGCGGGGTTTGACACTACAGTACCTATAACTCTACCTAACGGCGGGGGCGTGCAAATGGGCGGGTCGTCTACTATTGTAGTAAGACTAATAACAGAAACAAACACCGCTTACCCCGTAGGCGACAACATAGAAATTACTAACGCGTCTATACAAGTCGATCTTATTTCCTCAAATTTTTCAGCAGAGGTAATAAACTTTAACCAACTATTTGGAAACTTAAAAGCGCAAGACTTATTAAGTAGTATTATTAGAAAGTTTAACCTTACAGTAATACCCGATAAAACAAATAGCAAGCACTTATTTATTGAGCCATATAATGACTATATGAGCCAGTCAAGAGGTACTAAAGATTGGAGCGAAAAAATAGACTTTACTAAAGACGTTCAAATAATACCACCTAGTAAAATAAGCGGGCGTAACGCTTTATTTAAAGACACACCTAGCGACGACTATGTATACCAAGCTACGGCTAGGTCTAGGAGTTTTACAATAGGCGAATACGACTATAATATAGGTAACGAGTTTAGTGAAACTACTAACCATTTTACTAGTGTATTTAGTCCTACAATAAACTACCCCGTACAAAACGCGGGTATATATAGTAGCGCTATTATAACGGTAGACGCCGACGGTTATAAAAATGTAGGGGGTATACGACTAAGTTTTTACCATGGAATTAAAACAGTACTTGACGATCTAAAATATAGGTTATATTATGACAACGGTACGGTAGCGGGCGACAATAAATATAATTTAACAGTAGCGCCAAATTTTAGTGCTTTTAGCGAGACGGGTTTTGAAGAAAGCGATACAGTATTTACTATAAATTGGGGGTGTACATTTGCCGAGCAGTTAGGATTATGGGAACAAATACCGTTACAAGGTTTAGCTAGTAAATATTGGCTTAGTTATTTAAGGACTAATTTTGATAAAAATGCTCGTATGCTTACGGCATATATGAGACTAAGCCCTAGCGATATACAAGACTTTCAGTTTAATGACGTTATACATTTAAACGGGGACGACTATATTGTAAACAGTATAAAAGGTTATAACATAAATTCAACAACTATATGTAAAGTTGAACTATTAAAAACATATATAACCTTTGGTAGTTACCCGCCTGAGTACGACCCTATAGCTGATGATAACTGCCCCGACATTGACAGTATGTATATACTTAATGGTTATGTAATTGATACTAATACTATGGCGTCTTTATCTGAGTATTGTTGCGGAGCATATAATACAAGCGTCGGCGGTCAATTTGGGTTTTATTATAATAGCCTTTGTTTTGCTAGTCCTCAAAGAACTGTACCTAGAATAGAAGCGCCTATAAATAATAACGTAAGAGGCGTAGATAACTCGTTTAATTTTGAGCAAGGCGGAAGTATACAAGGAAACAGAAACCAAATTGTAAACGGTGGTAGAGATATAAAAGTAAACGGTAACGAAAACGTAGTAAGGTCGGCAGTATCAAAGGTAGATATAACGGGCGACAATAATATAGTTTTAGACAAGTGTACAGACGTAACTATTATAGGTAAAGGTAATATAGTTAGACCCGCTACAGACGATAGAACTATAAACGTACAAACAGTATTATATAATAACTCTTTAAAAAATATTAGAATAACTGGCGACTATGGTTTAGCTTTAAATAATAACGAGGTAATAGTAAGCACCTCACAAGAAAACCTAGTAGGCACAAGCCAAACGGCAGAGCATATAATACGTACTACTGTAGCGGGTGGTAGTCGAGACGCTTGGATAGGTCAGCTCGGGGCGTTTGATACTTACCCCGTAGGTACTACTTATAACTCAGATCTAGGTATAAACGCCTTTAGATTACCCGCTAAGACTTTAATAACTTTAACCATAACCCTACAAGCTACTACGGGTACTACTAATAATACTACTAATAACGAGAGTTGGGAAACTGTAAGAGAGTATAAAATATTGAGCGGTACTGCGCCTATTGTGTTATCTAGTAATACAGTAAGCCAAACACAAAGTAGCGACTTTAATACGGCAGATATTGAACTACACCCTAGTAGTAATATACCTTATTTGTATAATAGTTATTTGTTATGGCTTAGGTTACCTTTTAGTACTTTAGTAAACGATAGTACGTTTGTAATAAAAACAAAGTATAGCTCTAGCGTTTTAAGTGGTACGGTTACGTCAAACGTAGTACCTACAGATATAACGGGGTGCGTTCTTTGGCTAGATAGCGCTAACTTTGGTAGCCTTAGTTTTAACTCTACAGTAGGTAACGCGCAACCTATAACCGAATGGTACGACCGTAGCGGGGGTAATAACCACGTATTACAAAATAATGTTACATATATGCCCCTTTGGTATAGTGGCGCGGGTGTTGGTGGGGGTCGTCCTTACTTATACTTTGACGGTACTACGTCCGTAATGTTTAATACAGACGCAGACCTACTAAACTTAGCCACTGGCGACAATACGTTTATTGTAGTATTTGAAAGTGATATAACTACTAACGAGACTTTTGGGCAAGTAGTTGCGGGAATAAATACAAGTACGGGCTTACCTCGGGCGGGGGTATCTATAAATAATAGCTCAACGTATGGCGGTGCGGGTGCTGATAGCGTTAGCTTTTATAACGAGAATACTTTTAGTAATATGTTCCAATGTAACATATCTAGCGCGGGCGTAACTGACAAAAAAATAGTAGTAGGTAGACGCGATAACGCCGACCTAGATATAATAGACGAGAACGGTAACACCGATACATATACAACGGCTAGCAGTCCTACAGACGCTTTTTATTTTACAGTTGGGGGACGTTGGACGGGCTCGGTAGACTATGCAGAGTTTAAAGGTCGTATTCATGAGATAATAGCGTACGATAATAAAATAAGCGACGCAGATAGAGACAAGCTAATATTTTACCTCAAAAATAAATGGAATATACAATAGAACTAACAGACAAAAAACAAACTTTAGAGTTAGAGTATCTTTATACTTATAAGGACTTAACTAACCACCTTAACGAATGTATAAGCGTAATAGCCCCTACTATAGACGTATTGCCCGATTTTAAAGAGCATTACAACCCTAGTAATATTATGGACTATTACGACAAGCTAAAACGCAACTACGAGGTAAAGTTAAAACAATGGCAGAATAAGGGCTCACTATGGAAAAATTAATATTTGATATAGAAATAAATACCAAGCTAGACAAGGCTATAGACCAACTAGAAGAGGTAGCCGACGCTACTAAAGAGATAGCAGAAAATAGCGAAGAGATTAAAAATATTAGTAAAAAAACTAATACGGGTATTGGGGGTTTAGCTAAAGGTTTTAAAGGTTTAGGTCTTGCTATGAAAACGGCGGGTATAGGTTTACTTATTACCGCGTTTACTACGCTTAAAGATATTATAATGCAAAACCAAACCGTAGTAGATTTACTAAACAAAGTAACGACGGCTATAGGTATAGTATTTAACCAAGTAGCCGAAACGGTAGTAGACTTAGGGGGCGATATATTCGACGCATTTAGTAACCCTAAACAAGCTATACTAGACTTATGGAGTATTATAAAAGAAAATATAGTCAATAGGTTTGAGGGTTTAATAAACCAATTTAGCGCAGTAGGTAAAGTTTTAGAGGGTGTATTTACTTTAGATTGGGACTTAATTAAAGAGGGCGCGGGCGATAGTGCTACGGCGTTTGTACAAATGGCAACGGGACTAGATGAGGTACAACAAACCCAAGCGGTAGAGTTTTTTAAAGATACGGCTAAAGCAGTAGTAGAGGTTACTACAGAGGCTATTAAAACCGCCGACGCTTTAGTAGAGCAACGTAAAGCGGTAGAGTTATTAGAGGCGGGGCAACAAAAACTAATGCTACAATTTCAAAA